ACTGGATACGAAAATGTATCAGTTGGAGGCATTTCTCTTTACGACAATACAACCGGCTATGCAAATACTGCGGTTGGTTATGCAGCCTTGAGATTCAATGCAGTAGGAGGTTACGAAAATACAGCTTGCGGTCGGTCAGCAATGTATAATTGTGTGAGTGGAAACCGAAACACTGGTGTTGGAATGGTCGCTCTTTCAAATTTAACAACAGAAAATAATTGTTCTGGATTAGGATACAATGCTCAAGTGACTGGATCAAATCAAATTCAACTCGGAGATGCTGCTACTACAACATATGTATACGGAACAGTTCAAAATCGTTCTGACATCCGTGATAAAGCTGATGTCCGTGATACAACTCTTGGACTTGAATTTGTAAATGCGCTTCGTCCTGTTGATTTCAAATGGGACGTTCGTGAAGACTATCGTCCAGAAGCACCTGAATCCGTTGCTAAACCATCGGAACTTAAAGAATACGCTTCCGACGAAGACAAAGCTAAATACGCTGAAGAACTTGCCGCATACGAAGCATACGTTGTTCTTAAAGACAAGTGGTTAGAAGACGTTAAACTTGCTAATATCACGCACGATGGCAGCAAAAAACGCAATCGCTTCCATCACGGGTTGATTGCTCAAGAAGTGAAAGCGGTTCTTGATGCTAAAGGAATCGACTTCGGCGGATTCCAAGATCACTCTGTAAAAGGCGGCGATGACGTTCTTTCTATCGGTTATGAAGAACTAATTGCTCCTCTTATCAAAGCAGTTCAAGAACTTTCTGCTGAAGTTGCAGCGTTGAAAGCTAAATAATATGCCATATACAAAAGAAAAATACGAATTGCCATCTGGATTCACGGATCTCGGTGAAGAAGTAAAATCAATGGGACTGTCAGAAATGGCAATGCCTAAAAACGATTACCATTATCCATCACTCTATTTTGAGAACGCAGACGGGCTTAAAAATCTTCCAAAAGAAGGAACCGCCACCGTTTATTTCAAAAAGACAATGGAGAAGAATGAGACTACATTGCGTGACGGCAAAACAGAGAAGCGTCATTGCGTTGAACTTTGTATTTGCGGCATTAAATCGAATGGTGCATCCGAAATGGAAGACGAAATGGATGACGAAGATGCAATCGAACATGGATTAGAAGAATCAGAGTCCGAAATGGAAAGCAAACCAAAAGCCAAGATCGAAATCGAAATTGGTGGTGAAGAAGATTAATTTATATGGCTAAAAAAGACACAATGATGGAGGCAGAGATGCCTGTAAACGATATGCCAATGCCAGCAGATATGGGTGGAATGCCAACGCCCAGTGAAGGTTCTGTGAACATTTCTATCACCAAGAGCAAATTCGATGAATTGCACAGCATTGCAATGCAATTGGCTGGAGCAGTTGATGCATTGGCAGCAGAAATCGAAGCACAAAAGGCTACGTCTGATGTCATTGAAGGCAATGCGCCAGCAGCAGAAAGTGCTATGGGTGCAAGCGAAGAAGATTTTTTAAATTCTATTGCATCTGAAGGCTCGATGCGCTAAATTAACTTCATGTTTGTCGAGCAAATATTTGAAGAATGTGCAGAGATTTTAGGAACGACTGACGAAAAACGGGTTTACCGAAAAATCACTCAAGCTGTCCAGACCCTCATGGAATCTGGTCATTGGATGCAATCCACTGCTGAAGTTGACGTATGCACTGGTTGGGATCGTTGCACGATTGCATTGCCCCGGGGGATTGACGTTCCTTTGGCAGTCAATATCGACGGATCTCCAGTCTATTTCCGAAATCGTTTGTTCCAATATCACGTCAACAAGGGCGGACGTTATAACCCTGTAGAATGGGCATGGGATGATCGTGGTTATACGGCAACGCTAATGGAAATTATCCAGCCTTCTCAACTCGTTGCAGTGGCTGAAAGTGAAAATGACGTTGGTAAGATCATCCGTGTTACAGGAATCGATGGTAACAATCGTGACCTTCGTTCCCAATTAAAAGACGGAACTGGAGTCGATGGGTTGCTAATCCCAATTCATTCTCAAAGTGATTTTGCGTATGGCACAATTGCAGCAGATGACGCCACAATTCGCACCCGTGAAGTTGCTATTAGTCCAATTAACAAATTTACTTCCGCAACACCACACACGCTTGATAGTGGTCAAGGAATGTCAGTCACTGCAATCTCTGGAACTATTCCTGTGCCATTGAGCAATGGACAAACATATTACATTGGTGTTCTGGATGCATTGACAATACAAATTTACAACGATTCTTTGAACGCGCAAGCAGGCAATTATCCAATTTCCCTCCAATCAATCGTCGGAGCAGGGCCATTGAAATTCCTTGATTCTAGGACATCGTTCGTGGTAACTGCACTTCAATTCGCGTCTGCTCCGACGATAGAGATAACAACTGCAAATCCAATTACATTTCCATCTGGTCAGACGCTTCCAGCACCATTAAAATCTGGTGTAACTTATTTTGGAAATTTGCTGGATGCCACCAATCTTCAGATTTACTCGTCAATTTCTGACGCGCAAGCTAATGTAAATGAAGTTCACACGACTGGGTCAACAAGTCCTATTAATGTCGATGTCCGAAAAGAAATCGTTCCAGAGACGAAATTGACATTCAGCGTCGATCATTACCTTTCACAAGGTGATCAGGTGCAGGTTTTCACATCTGGTGGAACGCTTCCGCAACCACTGATTGCAAACCAGAATTACTTTGTAAACATCATTGACACTAAATCGGTATCAATCCATGTAACGCAAGCAGACGCATTGGCATCGTCGCCTACAAACTTTATAAACCCGATCAAGATCACAACTGCTGGAGTTGGTAGCATTTCGCTTATCAAACTGATTCCTGCATCCGCTGTGGCTGGCGAATCGAGCCAAATTACTGCGCCGGGGTTGTCCATAGCACCACCCACTGGTTCAGGCGCAAACTTTACTCCAATCGTCGTTGGTAGCGTTGTGTCAGTCAACTTATCAGATCAGGGTTCGGGTTACACCGCTGATCCAACTGTGACTTTTTCACCACCACCAGCACCTCCTTCTGGAAGCACGATTTCTGTTAGAACCGCAACTGGGTATGCCATTAGAAATAGTATCACATACCAAATTTCGTCCATCGTAATTGATGATCCGGGCTTCGGTTACACAACCGCTCCATCTGTTCTTATTTCAGCACCTCCAGTATCTACGCTTTTCACCATTTCATCACTTGTTACAAGTGGCATCACAGTGACTGCAACAACCTCTGGAAATCACGGGTACAGAACTGGTGATACTGTAACAATCTCTGGGGCGGATCAGTCATCATACAATGGTGACTTTGTTATCACCGTGTTGAGTGCAACGTCATTCACATATGAGCTTGTCACTGAAATTGGACAGACTATTTCTGTTACTTCATTGACCCGTTCTGCAACAACGGCAACAGCGGTCACTTCTTCTGCTCATGGCTTTAGCAATGGTCAGACGGTTGCAATTAGTGGTGCTGCTCCAGATGGATACAATGGAAATAAAGTTGTAACAGTTGTAAACGCAACGACATTTACTTATACTGTTTCATCTGCTCTAACGACTCCTGCAACTGGATCAATTGACGTATTTTCTTCTCCTGCAACTGGAACTATCAAAGTAAAGTTGAAATCTGGAACGCAAGCAATTGCAACATGCAATGTTCAAACATCGTTCGTTGTAGGGTTTACTCAAATTTCTGGTGGCACTGGATACGTTAATGCTCCGCAGGTTGAAATCACTGGTGGCGGTGGTTCTGGCGCAACTGCAACGGCATCAATTTCAGGTGGTGTTGTAACGGCACTGAATGTTATAACAAGTGGGACTGGATACACAAGTCCGCCAACCGTTGCAATTACTCCATCTACGGGCGTATTCGTGCAATTTTCATCGACTGGAACATTGCCATCACCATTGCTTTCTGGAACTTCTTACCGAGCAGAAACTCCGCTGAATCCATCGACTGGAGTGTTCACGGTCAAAAATGCTGACTTCAGTAAGATTAATATTACATCTGCACCAACTGGAACATTTTATGTTGTTCTTTCCCGTGTTTTTGGAGTGGCATTTACAAACAAGTGGTTAGGTGATTTTACCAATTTGACAACCCCATCAACAATTTATTGGGGAACCGATTACTTGTTGCCAACTACAAGTCCAGCAATTGATAATGGAGCAACTCCTGCATATCTCAATATCAATTCAAATTCCGTTGCAACAGCATATAATTCTTCAGCAAATGCAATTGCTGGAGGCACAACTGGATTAATTAGCGTTGTATCATTCGGGACTGGTCAATCGTATTATGCAAAACGATTCTCTGTTTCTCCATTGCCATATAATAACCTAATTCAACCTTCTTCGGTTCAATTTCTTCAAGAGAACGAAACGGTTAGATTTTCAACAAGTGGAACACTACCAGCACCTTTAGCCTTATCAACGGATTATCAAGTCAAGTTGATTGGTGATAGTGTTAATGTTTATTCTGGTGGCGTATTAGTTCCGATCACAACGCCCGGAACTGGTCAATTGTCACTCGATGTCCAGCGCACACTGACTGTATCTCCTTCGACAAGCATTGTTGCAGATGCGTCACTTTACACAACTGGTCAATCCATCACAGTTCGTGCGAACTCTGGCGATGTTCTGCCAAATGGATTGGTAGCAGGAACTACATATTACATTCGGAGAATTGATAACGATGAGTTTGAGCTTTATTCAACAAAAGCACAAGCTCAAAATCTTTCCAGCACAACTGGACGCATTTCGTATTTGACCAGTGGAACATCTGTGGATAGCACGTTTTTCGTTGATGCAATTGAGGATCCGATCTTGGTTAAATCCGTTGCTAATATTCAAAAGCCATTAACTGATGGGTATGTCAGTTTGTACGCAATGGATTATGGGCGTAGCAATGATTTGACACTTATTGGTCAATACCACCCAAACGAAGTCAACCCGCAATATCGTCGTATTCGTCTTGGAAAGCCTTGTGCGTGGGCGCGAATTGCATATCGACTCAAACCACCAGTTGTCAGCAGCAAATACGATTATATACCAATTGAGCATGATCGTGCAATTATTACTGCTGTTCATGCATGTGATCTTGAAGATAAGGACTTTGCTGAACAGGCACTGCGTTACTGGGGATTTGCATTTGCATACCTTAAAAATCAACAAGAGCATCAGGACGGACATGCAATGTTGCCACCACAAGTCAATGGCATCACATATGGTGATAGGACTGATGTTGTGATGTTCTAATGAAAAGTGAAAATATCACGTCAGGCAGACTGAAAAAAATATCCAGTTCTTGGATACAAGGAGTTAATTCCGTACGCAATCCTTGGGGACTTCCAGACAATCAGTTTAAATGGGGTGTAAATATCACAGTTCGTGGTGGCGTAGTGCAAACACGCCCCGGCCACAGAATGCGACTTTCATTGCCTCCGGGTAACTTTCAAGGTGGAATTCTATTTAGTGCTAACAAGCAAAAAGAAACGGCAATAACTCAAGATCGTGACGGAGTTGTTACAACAATTCCTGCTAAAATTTTCGACGTTGATGGGAATGGTGTTGTTGCAAATGAATTGTCATACATGGTCTTTGCAGTAAATGGAAAAGTCTACTATTCTCCATTTCCATTAGTTCAACCAAGCAACTGGGAAGACTATCGTTTAAAGAACATTTCGATGAATCCAGATGCAGATCAGTTCGTCTTTGCGTTGGCAACTCGATCTGCAAATCTTTCAACTGGGTCGGATGAGTTTGCAACTCCTGCACATCGAATTGTGATGATCCAAGATGGCATTTCTTTTCCAGCATATTGGGATGGGTCAGATACCAATGGAGTTCAAACATCAGATATTCCAGTGGGATACTGGATGGCATTTTCAGGAAATCGTATGTGGATTTCTGATAAAAACATTGTTTTTGCAAGTGATTTGGGGGATCCAACATCTTTCAAAGAAAGACTTTCTGGAACTTCCCGTGGTGACTTTTCGTTTTCACGTCCAATCACTGGAATGGTTAGTTATGTCGGCCAAGATACTTCAACGCGATTGATTGTTTTTACTGATCGATCAACATTCCAGCTTAAATCTGGTATTCTTGATCGTGATCAATGGGTGAAAACAGAGAACTTCCAATCAACACTGTATCCAACAGTTGGATGCGTTGCAGGCAAATCAATTTCATTTCAGGCAGGGCAGATGTGGTGGTATTCACAAGGTGGTCTAATCACTGCTGACGTTGCTGCTACTTCATACTTATCTTCGCAGGTCTTGTTCAAGGACATTGAAATGGTTCGTGCAAAAAGATTGATGTCAGGCGATCCAACGAAAATTTGCGCAATAGGATTTGAAAACTATTTGCTTTGCTCGGTTCCATACATGCAGACACTTAATTCTGACACGATGGTGCTGGACTATGCTGCTGCGTCCGAATGGGGTGAAAATCGTAATCCTGCATGGGCAGGCGTATGGACAGGAACACGTCCAATAGAATGGACTTCTGGAGTTGTCGATGGTGAATCAAGGTGCTTCCATTTTAGTGTTGACTATGCTGCTACCAACGATGGATCTTACAACCACCTTTGGGAATCG